TAGGAACGTAATATTACGTTATTTTATTTACATCGATTCCGCTATATGGTATAATATTCGTAGAATGACACAAAGAAATGACCTCAACACCTTCCGATAGTTCCCACCCAGGGATATATTACCTAAGATCATAATAACATGGCTAAAACTATTAATTATCCACTCACAAAGACTGTATTAAGTGCTGAAGGAAGCGCTGAGGTTCTTGGCCGTGGTACAAACGAATACACTGATCTATGGAGTACGGGATTATCTGCAATAGGAGGTAATCTTAACGATACTTGGTCACTATGGGATAACTTTCCTACTGTGGTACGATTCGGTAACTTTGTTTATTGCTGGCATAAGATTGTTTCTAATCACTCCTACTATATTCTTATAGATGTTGTTGCAGATCCCGATACTGATACTGAATTAGGAAGCAATATCGCATATAAAGAGTTATCAAATGGCCAAATTGATGCAGTTTCCAATGTATTAATTAGCCCCGATGTTATAACTGCGAGTGCAACTGATGGTCCTTATACACCATTAACTATAGGAAATAAGATTGTTGCTACTCTCAGTGGGCCTGGTGCAAGTTTTATCAGTGATGATCGATCAATCGACCAACTTACACCAGTATTTACAAATGGAACGATCTCAGATATACTGATAGGTTGCAATGAGCCACTCATTGCTAATATGCCCGCGATTAAAGGTTACGGTGATCATGCCGTTCTGAATCACACCGATGAAACTATTACTGCGTATGGAACCTTTGCACCTTTCGCTACAAAGGAACAATTTACTGCAATATACGGTAAAGAATCTGATTGGGTTTTAAGACCGCACAATTCTGCAGATATATGGTTATTTGATAATAGTGCTAATACATTATATAATGTTGCTTATGCCAATGGGACAACTGATCTATCATATCCGTTTACTGTAGAAGCAATGGTACCTAATACTTTATATAGAGATGTTGCAGGTGATACAACTGGCGATGGAATTGATAACACTCCAAGTTTCGAAACTGCACTAACCGCGTTCGCTATAGTCGCTGCAGTTGTACCGGCATTAGACCCAACAAAGTGTGTAGGGTTTCCTGGTGATATAAAAATACCAGGCATAGCAACAGACGGTATAAGCGAAAGGCTCAACGATGCTAAAGCAGCAGTGGCTGCAGCAGCATCCTCAACAGGGCTTTTGGATATCGAGAAAAGGCTCGAGGGGTTAAAGGCTCGTATAAAAGACAGTATGCCAAAGGGCGCTCAGATACAAAATCTGGCTGCTGATATAGCGAATGTGAATCCTAAAGATCTTGATGCAATAGGCGCACTCAACAAAAAGTGGAAGGGTGCTGTTGATAAAGTAGCGGGCTACTTTGATGATATCGGAGGTTTAGACATATGTTCATTGGTTGGCCTGGAGGGGAAGACAGGCGATGACGGTATACTGGTGAAGAAGCCCGAGACTCCTAGTATACCTGAGAGCGATATTGAGGAACCTGAGCAGAGTGTGTATGTTCCTACACAGTCAAAGAACACTGCGCAAAACGAGGTACAGGCAGCCACAGGTATCACCCCTGCAAAATGCGAGAAAGCGTATTCCGATTGGTCTGATTTGTGGACTGAGCTTAGAAATGATGATGCTTATATATGGGCAAATTATTTGAGGAAAGGGCCAGAAAAATTGGATAAATTAACAGAAGTATTTAAGGGCGCTGATTATGTGAAAGCTCAGGAAGCGATGGCTCAGAAAGTACCTATTCCTCTGACACAAGCTAGGATAGACGAAATGCGTACAGAAGTATTAGAGCTTGGTTTATTTGTAATTGCATATAAGAAAATGGAAGGTTGGGTCAACCATTTCCAAATGTACATGCAGCAAAACATAGGTAATGCTGGGCACGATTTCTTTCCGGCTACTGACTACGACGTGAGTTCGATCGTGACGTTTGGGCCCGATTTGATCCCGGCAGTCGGCTCTATTCACAGCGGGCAAAACTTTCTGAATATCTCATTTATGGATCAAGCCAATTACGATTTACTGTTAAAATTTGAAGAACAGATATACTCCGCTGTAAAGAAATATTTCTTTACTGAAGAAGGAGTAAACATCCAACTTATACGTATGGTGAGCTCGTACCGAATCTCGAACGCCCCTACCAAACAAAGGATTATAGATGCTTTAAATGAAGGCAGCGAAGGCGACCCGGCCGACGATAGTATTAATGGCACGCCCACAGACGAATTTAAAAATGCGGTTACCGGTAACGTATCATACTCGTCAGACTATAGCGGGAAAAAACGCAATCAACCAATACAACCAAGGTTAATGAAAATCTTAGAAGCTTCTGCTGCTGAGAAAAATTATAGCATTGTGGTATTCTCAGGTGGACAAGATTATAAAGGTAAAGGTAGTAAAAGAACAGGTTCCATAAGGCATGATGGTGGATACGCTGCAGACATGCGTGTTTATAACGACAAAGGCCGAAGAATACACGCGGCCAGCAGTAGTTCTAAAGATATTGATGCACTAAGGGAATTTGTGCTAGTACTATTAAAGAATGGTATTACTTCTATAGGAGCCGATGACGATTATATGAGTGGAAACCTTCATGTAGATATCGCATCTAATTCACCAGCAGCGTGTTGGGGTGCAAAGGGTAAAAGCTATAGGAGGATATATGCACCGCAATGGTTAACTTCAGCCTTCGACAACCGAGTTTAAAATGAAAAATATATATCTAAAACCAGACGTTAACGGATTTGTAAGTGAGAAGTTTCTTACTGTTGCAATTTCTGATCAAGTTCGTAAGACAAAGCTCAACAGCTATATTCCAACCAATGCAAACACACACAAGGTTTATAGTGGTAAACCAGAAGAGTATGCATTGTACTTTATATCAATAATGAAGAAGTCTTCTCAGCTTAATGCTAACTATAAAAAACTTGTCCGGTCGTATTCCTCAACAGGCGATTCTGTAGAGGTTGAACGCATAGGCCTGTTTAGTGTGAATCCACGCACCTGCCCAGAAATAGAGCGTGAAAAACTTTTCCAGCCCGCCGTTAATATAATTGAGGGCGTTCGGTTATACACTGAATTAATACTTAGAGAAGGTAAACTTCCTCAGGTGAATGGTGTGATTTCTATATAAATAGTATTATGGCGTTGAGATCAGACTATAATGTTAACGAAAGGGTACCTTCAATTGCTTCAGTTGATAAGGATGGCCTTTTTGCAGACATCCCACTTGATTTTATTGCTCACCCCAACACAAAGGATATTCGTCCTATTACAGATATTCAGGCAATTAGGCAATCCGTAAAAATCCTTGTTCTCAGTAACTTTTCTGACCGGCCGTTTCATCCTGAACTTGGTGCCAATGTGACACGCTATCTCTTCGAGAATGCCGATCAGTTTACTGGTATGGGAATTAGAGACGAGGTATTAAGGATCATTGAAAGACGCGAGCCTCGGGTCAGCAACCCAAAAGTAGAAGTACAGCTTGATCAAGAATACAACCGTCTTCTCGTAACAATAGTTTTTCAAATTAGAAACACAAATACTAACGCTGAGGTATCTTTCTACCTCGACCGAATCCGCTAAAAGACCATGGCAATTAAACAACTCAATATCACAGAACTTGATTTCGATAAGATCAAGGACGAAATTAAATCATATTATAAAAGAAAGGATGGTCCATTCAAGGACTTTGATTTTGATGGTTCTGGTCTCAACGTTATTCTTGATATCCTTGCACATAATACACACTATAATGCTGTGTTGGCACACCTTGCAGCGAACGAAACATTCATCTCTTCGGCCCAGCTTAGAAAGAATGTTGTAGCCCGTGCGAAGACTCTTGGTTATACACCTAAGAGCAATTCAGCACCAGCGGTTGAGCTTACACTTACAAATCTTAACGCGGGTATCACATCGCTACCAGAAGGTACAACATTCACATCTTCTGATACATTAAATAATGAAACATATAACTTTGTTGCGTTTGAAGAAATAGGTGCCCCAACTACTCCTTTTACAGTTTACCAAGGTGCGATTAAAACGAAAGAATATATATTTGACGATAAGGTTCCCAATCTTAAGTTTGAAATACCTGACACAAACATTGATAAGACGAAACTTGTAGTAACGGTCAGTGATTCTATTAGCAGCACGCAGAAAGAAGTTTATACAAGGTTTTCTGAGCTACCTGGTGTTGATGGTACTTCAAAACTATATTTCATTAACGAAAATCCTAGCGGCAAATTTGATATATCATTCGGCGATGGAGTACTGGGTAAAAAACCATTACCAGGTTCATTGATTAGGTTTAAATATTTAACAACAGATGGTCCTGCGGCGAATGGGTTATCAGTATTTACAACATCAGATTCTATATTTGATGGAGTAAGTAAACCGAGTATAAAATCTACAGCAGCTTCTTCTGGAGGTGGAACAAATGAAAGCATTGAGAGTATTAGAGCAAACGCTCCTCTGCAATTTATATCTCAAAATAGAGCTGTTACTATTGACGATTACAAAGTTCTTGTTCGTGCTAACTCAACTGCAGAATCAGTATCAGTTTGGGGAGGAGAAGACAACGACCCTCCTGAATATGGCAGTGTATTTATCTCGGCAAAACCGGCGGTTGCATCAACTCTTACCGAGGCTCAAAAAGCGCAGTTATTGCCTATCCTAGATTCAAAGGGGATTCTTACTGTTCGACCTAAGTTTGTCGATCCAGAAATTACATTTCTATACTTTAATGTTTTTGCGAAATACAATTCTACGCTAACCAACCTTTCTGCAGACGGTGTGTCAGCACTTATTAAAACAGGCCTTGGGGAGTTCAGTAATGACTCCCTTGAAAGTTTTGAAGGAGTATTTAGGTATTCACAATTTCTAAATTATATTACTGATCTAGATCCTGCCATCTTAAGTACATACGCGCGCGTGTATTGCAAGAAAAACTTTACTGCTACTGCTTCTAATAAAGCTACGTATAAAATCAATTTCGACTTTGAATTAGAAGTGCCGACCGGGCCTACTGAGTCATTAATCACTTCGACAGGCTACGTGTTTGGCGGGGTTACGTATTTCTTTAAAGACGAAGAATCTTCAGCAATAAATATTAGAAATATATATCGCTACACTATTAACCCAGATCTTGTAGAAATTTTAGACGAAAGAAACGTTGGAACTGTTAATACTTCAACAGGCGTTATTGAGATTAGTGATTTTAATATAGCATCTGAAACAACTATTTCAATATTCGCGAGACCAAGCTCGAACGATGTAGCTCCTAAAAGAAACCAAATTATAGAGATTGATTTAGTAACTACCGCGATTGAATCAGCAGTTGATACCATTGCCACGCGTGGCACATCAGGAGCGAGCGAATATGTTACAACACCCCGTGAAAAATAATGCACACATCAATTGCCAGTTATAGACCTCAAAACCACGAGAGAGATAAAGTACGAGAGCTCATCCCGCAATATCTGAGGGACGGGGCGTCCAATCTAATCTCTTTCATGGAAGAGTATTATGATTACTTGAACCGTGAAGGATTTGCTTCGTATGAACTAGCGCATGTCATCAATGAAAATGATATTGATTTTACTAGCGAAAAATACCTTGATGCTATTCAAGGAGAAATCGCCAAGATAGTTCCCAGCTCAAGTGTGATTGATAGAACCACTCTTTACAAAAGAATAGTTCATTATTATAGTGTTAAAGGAACGCCTGAAAGTGTTCATGTGTTTTTTCAAATGATGTTTGATAGTATAGTTGAAGTATACTATCCTTCCGATAATTTGTTTAAACTGTCTGCCGGAACTTACAATCAAACAACTGATCTTTATACAAAACGAAATGGAGATTTATCAGGTATTGACAAAATTCAAGACTCGTTCTTTTGGCAAGATTTCAGCTACCAAATAAAAGCTACTATTAGTACTGAGCGATGGATTAATTCATTTGAACGTATGGTTCATCCGGCAGGAATGAAATTTTTTGTTTTAGTTCTTGTTGAAGCAGCGATAAACAATCGTTGGGAAGAATTCCAATCGTACACGGGCACCGCTAATAACCCAGAGAGTTGGCTCAAAGACTTAAGGCCTCCTGTATTGAGAGGTGTTTTATCTTATGAAGCTTACCACACCCCGAAATACCAACCAGGTTGGCTGTCTAGTATTATTGCAGGATTCGTTACTGCAACAGCTGAAAATTACTATGGATCTTTGAATCTTAACGATTCTTCCTTTGATCGAGTTGTATTCTTTAATACTATTTTTAATTTTATTAATAGCAATTGGTCAAATAGTACTAATTCTAAACAATACTTTAACAGAGGGTTCTGGGATGATCCGGCTACACTTAATGCACTAAATGTGCTTAATACACCTTTATCAATTTTAATTAACGAATACCAACAAGAATATGCAGCAGGTCGTTTAGAGAGTGCTGAAGCACCACAACCACTAGTTCAAGTCTGTCGCACTGTTGGCGGAGAAGAAATTTGTGTATAAGAAGCAGAATATCCTCGTATAAATATTATAAATAATAACTAAGAACACAACTAATTATGGCAGCAATTATTACAGATGACTTCCGCAGGAATCAAGCAAGGCTTTTAGTCAATGACATTAAAGCTTCGGCCGACGCGTCCTTTGATACACCAGCTTCTAACTCAAACGAATCGAATTGGCCTTATCGAGGAACTAACAGGTATTCAGTAGGTCTTGGTAAAACAGATTCATGGCCTGATAATGCTGGTCCAGTTAGCGAAGATGCAGTAAATTTTGTCGTACCAGTGCCCGCGGGGGTTAAACAGGAAGATGAAGATATTATTAATAATCTTTTTACACTTAAAGATGTCACTTTGGGAGGAGTAAAACAACTAATTGCTAAAAACCCGTGGACAACAGGAAGAAAATATAAAGTATACGACTCTGCCGATAATGATGCTTTTTATTCAACAGGTGATCTTTATCCTTGCTACGTGACTTATTCAAATAGTGTTTATATCTGTCTTGCAAACACAGCTGTAGATAACGGATTTACTGCGGTTCTTCCTTCAACTACAGCGCCTTTCACGAACTCATCCTCGGGTAATTACGGCTTTGGAGCTCCAGTACAAGGATATGTTTGGTGTGAAGTAGCAAAAATATCAGCGGATGATCCTCACGTAAGTAATCAATTTGTTCCAATTAAAAGGGATGTTGATGTTGATCCGGCCATCGACGCAGATGATAAAAAACGTAGTGGAGGCCTTATATCTCATGTTGGAATTATTGCTGGTGGAAGCGGATATTCTAATAGTACAACAACTATTACCGCAACTATAGTTAAACACGACGGGACAGTAGCCTCGCCTGCGATATCCTTTACACCAATTATTGATGGAGGTGGTGTCATTCAACGCGTTGACATCCGCGATCCACAAAATTCACCTACTGATAGTGGATCTTACGAATTTTGGGTAAACGGTGATGCCGGTAGTCTTATTACCAACAGTCTTGCTCTTACGGATAGAGTGAAATCTGTTAACTTTACAGTTACTGACACCAACGGGGGTGCCGGGGCGAGATTGGCTGCTACTGTGGCTCCTATTTCTGGATATGGTAAAAATGCTATAGATATATTGCCTACATGGTTTGTTGGTGTAAATACTTCATTCACAGGAACAGAGGTCGATGGTGATACACCAGAACTTACGTTTAGACAAGTGTGTTTAATGAAAAACTTTACTAGAAATAGCGATGGCGACTCTAATACTGGTATTCTCGACACATTGAGATCACTCACACTCAATGCCCCCGCGGATCCTTTACCAAGTTTGACCCAAGGCCAGGTGTTGTATCAAGCAGGAAGTAATGCTAAATTTTATTTTGACCGGTTCGTAACCGTCGGGAGTACTACTAAATTATACTATCACCAAAATTCAAATGGAGAAGTAAATATGATTACTCCGACAGCGGTGGCTGCTGATGAAATAGGAACAACCAGTGGCGGATCCCAAGTCTCGGCTGGGGTTTCAGCAATTACTGATGGTGAATACAAATCTCGGATTGGCGATGGCGAAATTAATGGAGAAGTTATTTTCCACGAAAACCGTAAGCCGTTCGCCCGTAGCGCATCTCAAACTGAAGAGGTAAAACTCATTATACAACTTTAATAAATAAGATTTATGGCAATAACCACATACTCTGCGGCTCCTTATTCTGATGACTTTAACCAGGATAAGAATTACTTAAGAATTCTTTTTAGGCCGGGTAGAAGTGT